TGTGAATGTTCTTCTAATTTTTCTTGACTAACATCTAATAAAGACATTGTGATATTGAGTTGCTTTAATGCAGACTGGAAATCTTTTTCACTGTTAGTAGCTTGTTTTGTTGCCGCTGCTAATTCTTTATTAGCCTTAATTAATGCTTTAGATGCCTCAGTTTGATCAGCTTTTGCACTAGCATTTTCTGTATCTGCTGAAGTGTCTGCTTTTGTAGCCCCTGTACTTTCTTCTGTTGCTAATTTTCCAAAATCCACTTTAGGTTCTAATGCTCTTAAAGAATCTGCGTTTTCTTTATTTCTAGTTGCAATATCTTTCTGCATTTGTACTAATTTATTCCATTGAGCAGTTTGTGCTTCATTCAATACTTCATGAGCACCATTTTCATTGGGTGCTCCATTTTTTAACATAAAATCGTCCATTTGAAATTTTCCTTGGGCATCAAAATAATTAGCCCATTGTCCTGCGATTAACTTAATAGTTTCTGATTCTAATGCAACCTTAGCTTTAGCAACATTTTCTGCTTTTGCAAAGTCAGTTTTGTATCCTTCTGATTTAAGTTTATTCATAAATTCACTATTTTGACTAACTGTTACTACAAAATTCTTATCTAAAAATAGAATACCTTCATATGCATCAGTAGCACTTTTCTCAGTATTTTTCATACCGTCTGATAATTTACCGTAGAGAGCTTCCTCATTTGTGAGATAGGGTGCTAACTCGGCATGTTTGTCCATTATTTCTTTTATAGAACTAGCAGAAAAATGACCATCTGTATTATATTGTTGCATGAGTTTGCTATAATCTGATAATGAGTCCATAGATGTATCAAAAGACTCGGTTTGTTTTTTTAAAGCGTCAGCATTGGCGACTGCTGACGCTTTTGCCTTGGATTCAGCTTGTGCTTTTAAATCCTTAGCAGATGCGTTTTTATTAGTTGCATTCGTATTCGAATCCGTTGCTGAGGTATTTAACCCAATACCAACAGATGAATCAGTGATTATTTTATTTTTAGTACCCATATTCTTATTAGTGAAATCGGCAGCCATATTATAATCATTTAAAGATTTAGTCCCACTTGTAACCTCTTTATCGTATCCTGCATGAGCCGTTGCTAGAAATTGAAGCACTGCTGTTTGGTCTTTTGTGTTTTTAATTTCCTTTTCTTGTGCTTGTGTCCATGCAAGTCCACTATTTAATGTCTTATATCTTAAATCACTACCACCTTCGTCTCCCTTTTGTGTCATTAATTCTTCTGTAGTGTCTTTATATGCCTTAGCTTTTTTTAGTTTTGCTAACTCGTCATCTGGGTTTACTGATGAAACTACTTCTAAAGCCTTGCCTTTAGCCTCTTCTAATTTCATAGCTACTAATTTTTTAGTTAAGTCTAAGTTTTCTGCCATAGCTTTATTTTCATTATCATAAGCAGTTGTAGCATTAGGTATAGCACCTGCTAATTGAACTTCTATATCATGTAATCTCGTCTTTTCATCAGCAGTTAATTTGGATTGGTCTTTAGATTGAATAGCTTGTTGTTCCGAGAGTAACTTATTTAAACCGTCAACTTCTGTCATAGATGCTTTATATTCATCTGCAACTTGTGACATTTGGTCTCTAAGTTCTTGTTGTTTTTTAATTGTTTCGTCGGTATGATTATTAAATATCATAACCGCACTTACTATTGCTGTTATCCCCAAAGCCACCCACCCTAATGGATTTTCTGTGAAAGCTATTTTTAAATTATTCATCGCAAGAGTTGCGCCTTTTGTTACAGAGGTCATAACTCCAACATCAAATATAACAGAAGCCATAGAAATAGCAAAACTAGTCATAGCTTTTTCTATGGCGACACCTTTAAATAACAGTAATGCAGTTGTTGCAACCATTATTACAGATTTTAGATTTCCAAAAATTTGTACAAATTTTGTTAATCCATCTATTAATCCTTTTATTCCATCTGTAGATACCATGTTTTGCCACATAGCTGTAATTGTAGCACCTAGTATTGTCCATTTTGCAGCTGCTGTATCTAAATATTTATTATTTGCATCTTGTAATTCTCCATTTGAATTTAATCCTTTGTTTGCCAAATCTTGCGACTTGCCAACTGTATCAAGAGCAGTAGCAAAAATATTAGCTTGTCTTACGCCTGATGCTTGTGTGTTAATAGCCATGATTTGTGTATCCGTCATACCCTTTTCTTTATCTGCTATATCTTTTAATATATCATTTAAAGGTCTATACGCTCCAGTTGTATCACGTACTTGTACACCTAACTTACTAAGCATCGCTGACATTTTTGATAAGTCCTCATCTGTAACATCTGGATCAATACTCTTTGACTGGTAAATTCTTGAAATTATTGTTTTCATACCATTTCCGACTTGTTCTCCTCCAAGACGAGTTTTTTCTATGATTGCTCCTAGCATAGCTTCAGTTTCGTCACTAGTTTGCTTACCTGTTTGATTAGCTACAGTTCCTACTACTTGTATACCTTTGGTTATTTCCTCTATACCTGCCGTATGTTATTACCCAATAGCTTTTTATCTACTGCTCTGGAGGTTTCCCCCATTTTCATTAATTGGTCAATTCCAATTCAGCCTAGCATACATTTTCACCTTCAACTTTATTTGTTCAGGTGCAAACCACTCTTGGAAGTATTTTATTCTGCATTAAAACACAGTTTCAACTTCTATGCGTTACGATGAGCCACAATTATTATATTGTGCTTTATCTCGGTACTAGCATTATATAATATTTTGTATTATATTTAGCCTCTACCGATATTGGTTTGTTTCTTCATAGGAGTATTTCTACCCTAGTCGGCGTAAGTTTCACCGAAATCCATTGCCATATTTTTACTTATTGCAACAAGAGAGTTACTTATATGTTCAGAAGTAGTTTTAGCATCTTGCCCAGCTAAATTATATTCGTTGATAATTGCATGACAAATTCTGTTACTTTCATCTATTATTTATAATAGACTACTGACAAATTATCTTAATTATTGTATTTGATAATTTGCGGAAATAGTTCTTCTTTAATCGGTTAATCCCCGATGACTATTTCTCTCTCCCTTCATTAATATTTTATAGGAGATGTTCAGACTTTCGCACCAAAATAATATCTTAATGTATTATTCTGTTTTCTCGTTAAGTCGTTCACGGTGTATTCAAATAATAATTTGATAAGTAATAAAGAAACATGTGGTATATATCTCTTTATTATGAAACAATTTTTTTATTTCTGTATTTTATATTACACTCTTGGTTACAAAAATGATGTATATTTTTATCATAATCGCTTTTGCGTATTGTTTTTTCTTTCCCACAATATTCACAATTAAAAGTGACTTCCTCTTTTTTTACATATTTTAAATAACAATCCGTATTACAAAAATTTACTTTCGTTCTTTTCAATTTAGACGGATATACGTAAATTTCTTTTTTACAATATTCACATTCACAATTTGGTAATTTAATTGTATTCTTTTTAAATTCATGTTTACAATCATCACTACATAAGTGGTGCTTATTTTTATTATATTGTTTTGTTAATTGTTTTGATTCTTTTCCACAATTATCACACTTAAAAGTAGTCCAAAATTCTTTTCTTTCTTTAACTGATAAGTCTGTAATCTTATTTAAATCTTCAATCTTAAATTCCATATAAGGGATTATGATATTTTCCTTATCTAATTGTAATTTATTATCTTCATTACTATAATTAAATGAATGGTAGTTTTCTAGTTCTCCATCATTCTTTATATATTTTTTAATTAAATTTTTACATAAATCTATATCGTTTAATATATCAATCTCCCATAAATATAAAATTTCTATATCATAGTTGTTTTTTATAAACGTATGTTTTATTTTATCCATTTTAATTCTATTCTTTTGTATTTCATAATTTATTTCATCATATAATCTAGTGTCTGTGTGCCAAAATCCACCATTACATTCTATAAATAATATCTTATTATTATCTAGATGTATTGCATTATCTATAGATACATATTTGCAATTGTATTCATTTTCGTTTTCTATATTCATGTTGTCTAATATATTATTAACTATTATTTGTATACTTGTTTCTACGTGACTAAACTTTCCTTCAGATAACATGTTGACCGCATTTATTTTCATCTTATCACTGAAGTCTTTTGTTTTAGATATAACTTTTGAAAACCATTCATTATTACAATTTCTACAACACAAATTATAATTTGTATTATTATATCTAGATAATGCTTTGTAATATATTTTTCCACAATTGTCACAAGTAGCTTTAACCTGTAATTTTACACCCTTTAATTTTAGATTTCTTATAATACACACTATACTATCTAATTGTTTATTAGGTAAATAGTTTACAATATCATTTATACAATTTACTTTTTTATTTAATAATAAGTTCAATATAATTTCATAGTCTTGTTTTATCCATTCTTTTTCAATTACTAAATCTAGATGTCTTTCAAAATAGCTACTAACTTTTCGTTCTTCTTTTATATTGTTATATCCTAATTCCATTTTAATCTCCTTTCTTTATGAGTTATTATTTAATTCTCGAATTCTTATTATTATATGAATTTATTAAACAAATGTGCTTATTTTTTATCACACGTTAAAGCATGGATGTTACGTTGTATATTTATACCACTAAAATACAACAAGTTTATTTTTATTATTTATCAAATTATTATTTAAATACTTCCGCCCTGTCACCCCATTGTTGTTTAAATTAAAAGGGCTTCCAAGTCAATTAGAGAAAATTTCCTTATAATGGTTTATTTATTATGCCATTATCTCCACTCACATTTTATGGAGTCTGTAGTTTGTGTGGTATCAAGCCCTGTGACGTTGCTTAACATAATCGCACTCTTAGTCTTAGCCATAATACTAGATGCAGGTTCTCCCATATTTGCATAAACCTTTGTTGCCTCTTCTACACTTTTTACATCGCTTCCAGTAGCTATAGCGGTATTCTGTATTTCTTTCGTTATTTCTTGGAAGTCTTTTTTCGTTCCATTCATGGTTATAGAGAGAGTGGCAAGAGTGCTATTCATCTCGATTACACTCCCTATTCCATCCTTAATTCCTGTAATAACTCCCATTACCACTGCCATTCCTGCCATCATCGGAATCATTTTCCCAAAACTACCAAGAAATGCATTACTCTTACCTGTAGATTCTGCTAACGCTAAGGCACTAGCTTTTGCCTGTGCGGTAATTTCTTTTAAACTCATATTTACCTGTTGTTCTTTAGCGTTCAATTCACTAAGACTTGTAATTCCAACAGCTCCAAGTTGCCTATATGCTAAAGTTGCTCGTTCTAAATCAGCAGTATTTACAGATGAACCATATTTTTGTTGTATTCCTGATACTTGCATTGCTTTTTCTTTTTGATATAACAATATTCTTCTCTCGACTTCAGCAGTTTCTAATTTACCTTGCCCTTCAATCTTAGCGTTTTGTATAACAATACTTTCCTTTAAATCTATTTCTCTTTGTAATAAAGTTGATTTAGTTGCTTCACTAGCATTGCTTAAATTAGAATTTGCTGATTGTGATTGAAGTGAAATTTCTTTTTCTCTTAAAGCAAGAGCTTCTTGTAAAGGTATATTCCCATTTTCATTTGCTACTTTAATTTGTTGCTCCAAATTAAGTTTTTTCGTCATTAAACCAGTGGCTTCAGTTAATAATTCATTTTCACGTTGAACTAATGCCGACTCACCCATTGCTATAGATTTTTCTTTTACAGCTAATTGTGCTTTGTAATTTTCTGTCGTTTTAGTAACTGTTCCACCAAGTTTTTCTTCTATGAGTACTCCGTCTTTTAATGCTCTATTAAATCTTTCAGTCGTTTGAATTGTTTGTCCCATACTACTAGAAACTTTTACAACTTTACCTTCTATTGTAGATATTTCTCTATTTAGACCAGTTACTTCATCTTTTACAGCTCTAGTAGTTGTTACCATTTTATCTAAACCACCAGTATTACCACCAACATTCATATTTAAATTCATATTAGATTTAAGTTGTTCGGTCTGTATAGCCACTTCTTTTAATTGTTGCTGAATTACGCCGATATTCAAATTTAAACTCAAAGGAATCTTTAAAGTATTGTTCATATAATTCATTAATTCATTGAATTGAGTTTTTGTTTGCATGAAGTTATTTGTAATTAAAAGTCCTTGTAATGCCATTTATTCATCGCACCTCCTATTACATAAAATAAAAAGAAGTGACTTATTAAACACTCCTTTGTTTTAATTTTATATTATTTTATAATTTGTATATTTAATTCAGGAAATTCATTATGTATTAATTCATAAGCTTTTTCTAAATAATTTCTTTTTTCATATGAATGATAAGCTCCGCTAATTCCAGTGGAATCATGATGTCCATACTCTAAATAATTTCCCACATTAGAAAACTGAGAAGAACCATCCACAGTAGAATAATATTGACTTCCCTCGTTTAAATCAACGTATACATATATATTGCCTTCAGGATTCACATGTGCTTTAATCGAATTTAAAAAAGTATAATTTCTATGATACTGTTTTGGAGTATATTTATCGTATATAGAAATTTGGACAGCCTCTTTGAAAAGTTCTTCAACTTTGCTTTTTATACTTTCTAAATATAAATCTACTATTCGTTGAAATTCTACATCTATCTCAGCCATTACTATTCCTCATTATTAACTATTTCAACAACATCGACCATTTCTGTGTCTTCTATTACTTTAGAACTATTTTTAATTTTTTCCTTTATTTCAATCAATGATTTTTCTAATCTTTTTAACTCTTTTTCTTCCTCTGTTTCCTCAACTATTTCAGATTGTGTTTCTTTAAGTATTCTTTCTCTTTCTTCCTTTGGCAACTTAGAATATGCCTTAATATTATCAGCATAAGTTTGACTTGATTCAAAAACAATATTAGAAACTTCTTTAATAACTGTTTCAAATTCTTTATTTGGGTCATTTATTATTCTTTCAATTTCTTCTTTATCTATTTCAGCATCTAGATTTAACACAATATTTGTACATAATGGTAAGTAATCAAGAATTAATTCTTTAGCGGTCACAACAATATTTTTTTTACCCTTGTAAACACCATTACCTGCTTTGCTAACTATTGCTTGTAACTTTATTTGAGTTTCTGGATTAGTATTATATATTATTATTGGGTTTTTAATTGTTTTTTGTAATGATACTATTTCTTCTTGAGAATATTCTACACATACTACACCAACTTCATTTTTATAAATAATACATCTTACCTCTGTTCTACCTAATTCACTGAAATTTATTACGTTATTTGTCATATTAATAATTCCTCCTATATTTTATATTATTATAATTTAATTATTATTAACTTGTTACAAAATAAAAAGCATCTAACTAAGTTAAATGCTTGAATGTTTTTTATTTAATTTTATCTTTTAATATCCATGTATATCTGAAACTTTATAATTTGCAAATTTTATATTGGTGATTGCTTTAAATTCCCATGTTCCCAATGAATCTAACCCACTTATTATATCAATAGCATCTCCAACTTTATCCCCTTTATCATTATATAAACCAAAACTTATATATACTGAATCGTAATTATTTGTTGTGTTATTTTTTACGTGACCAGTAATATATTCAGTACTACCACTCGTATAATCATCTTTAGCATCTAATATTTCTAAATTAGGTTTTACCTCAGCTGCTGGTGTTATTACTGCTTCTTGTGTTTTAATATTAGAGGTATTAGTAATACTATCTACGTCTTTTGTAACATTGGTGTGTAACAACCCTACAATAGAAATTAATGATATTAAACAACATGATGCTATAAATATTTTAAATTTCATAATTAGCCACCTTTATATTTATTTATTATGGTATGTATGGCTAATTATAATAGAACTGTACCAAAAATAACTAATTCCATACATTATTACCCTTATTATATAATATACAACAATATATGGAATTATGCAATAAACAACAATATTTTTAACTAGACATAAACTGCCCTTTTTCATTTATATTTCTATATACTTTATTATATTCTTGGCTACATAATTTACTACAAAAATGATGGTTGCATAAGTCGTATGATGATTTTTTGACGGTCTTCTCTTTTCCACATGTTTCACATTTAAATTTAATCTTATTACTTTTTTCTTTTGAATAACAATCTGCATTACAATAAAAAACTTTCGATTTACTTTTTTCATACTTGCTTTTGCGTATAGTGAATTCGCTTTCACAAGAAGCACAAACAACTTTGACATTACTTTTACTTTTGAATTCTTCATAGCATTTACTACTACAGTAAAATAATTTAGTTTTGTTATTCGCGTATTTACTAGGTATAATTTTATATTCCTTTTCGCAACAATTACATTTTACATCTACACCCTCACTTGTTTGTCCTTTATTATAACAATTTATACTGCAATAATGATTCTTTTTAGTCTCATATGTTACTTTTAGTTCATCACATTCAGCTCCACAAGTTTCACACTTAAAAATTATATGCTTGTCTTCTTGTCTCTGACTTAGGACTTCTTTAACCGATAAATCCACTATTGTATTTAATTCCTCTGTACTCCATTCCATATATGGTATAATAATTTGGTTGTTTATTGTTATTGTATTATCTTTATCTAAGTGATAATTATATGATTGATAATTTTCTAGAACACCTTTCTTTTCTATATATTTTAAAACTAATTGGTTACAGATTTCTAAATTATTGTGAATATCATATTCCCATAAATATAGAATCTCTAAATTTTCATTATTTTTAAAATAACTATGTTTTCTTTTATCATTAATAATATTAGTTTTCTGTGCAACATAATTAATTTCATTATATTTTCTTCTGTCCGAATGCCAATATGTCCCCATTACTTCTATCAGATATGTTTTATTTATTGACAAGTCTATAGAATACCTACCAAAATAAAATTCTTCATCAACATTACATCCTAAATTAGTTATTAATTCTCTCATTATATTATGTGGCTCAGTTCTCGTTTGTGGAAATTTGCCATCCTTTATTAATTGTAATGTTCTTGTTCTTGATTCTCCCTTATACTCTTCAGTTTGTGAATATATTTTTGCCCACCATTCTTTTCTACATTCTATTCCGCAGAAATGATTCTTTTGTTCATTATCATTTATTTTATATAGTGTTTCATAAAATTCTTCTCCACATAAATCACATTTTATTAACTGGGACGTAAACTTTAAACTATCTATCCCTTTTGGAGTATGCTCTCGTTGCCAAGTGTCAAAACATTCTTTATTACAAAAATGATTTTTATGTTTTCTATATTCACTTTTACTATAGAAATTATCTTTACCACAATTTAAGCATATAGCCTTGACTTTACTATTTATTTTTTTTATATTAGTTTTTCCTTTAATTACTTCTATACATTCTTCACACATTAATACCGACACTTCCTTTTATATTATTTTTTCTATTTACACCGACCATATTTATGTAAATCGGCAAGAGTTATGAAGTGGTCGGAATACTTCTATTCTAGGGTAATTAAGCCTAAAACACTCTCACCAAATATTAATCAAT